TCAAGCTATCCCCACCCAGCGCAGAGCATTTCTGCGGCCTTTGACCAAAAACTCGAAGCCAATCGCCCCGGCTGCGCATAACGTGATGGTGATGATCACAGTTGCACTCACGAATGCAGGCTGCATGGCTTCCATACCGGGGATTCGACGCAGTCCTGCTTGAACGACGCCAAGTACGAGCATGTGCGAAAGGTAAAAATAGAAGCTGCGTGCCCCCAGCCAGCTCAGCATGCGTCGCCAACCGCTCACCCGCGTCCACGTGCGAGCCAGCGCAATCGCAATAGCGCACACGCACAAGGACGTGATCATCGACGAGAGCTTCAACTGTGATATCGCCAAGTCTGCCGCGCCAGGAATCCACACGAATGCCTCAGCAACGGAAGCCGCCGCCGACACAAGCCCCATCACAAGCAAAAGCGGCCAGTTGCTGGAGGACAATGCCGGTCCGCTCCGGCCAAATGCCAACCCAGCCAGATAGAAGGGCAGCCAGAGGAAGAATGGCAGCGCGTTGTAGGGAAATTGCGACCAAACCCCATCAAATCCAATGGTTCGGATACCGTAGGTGAACGTGACGGACGCCACGATGGAAACCGGAATTGCCAGCTTGAGCGCGTTTGACGACAAGCGTTCGAGAACCGGGGAGAGGACGGCTATCTGCAGCATCACGATCACGTAGTAGCCGACGGAAATCACAGTGCCCGTTGCGAGCATTTCTGGTAAATCCGCAACAGCCAGCTTGCCCGTGAACGCCTTCGCACTGGTGTAAACAGCCGCCCACACGAGATACGGGACCAGCAGGCGCCTCACCCTGCTTTGAATGCCGGCCACCCAATTCCTGGAAGCGGTTCCCTGAAGGGCGAACATGCCCGATAGGAAGACAAACAGCGCCACCGGAAAATTGATGAACTGCCTCAGCACGATGCCAAACGTATGGTTACCGCTCCCATCTGGGAAAGCCAGTGCGCTGCCGCACGCATGTATGGCGACCACCGCGACGATCGCGAGCCCCTTCCACACGTCCCAGTAGAGATTCCTCACAGCCTGCCCACGCCATTTGAAGGCAGGTCTTATAGCACGATTGCTACACGCGCAATCACAGCCTCATGAAATTGCACTCCGCCCTTCCACTCGGTCGTACGTCGCTCGCAACGCCCAATCGTCCCTTGCCCGCTTCCGCTGACTCAAAGGCTGTACGTCGATCGCGCCTGCAACATGGGCCTTGCTCCCTTCGGGTGACCACTCATCGTTTTTTTTTGGGGGGGGCGATATTTAATGCGAGTATCGGACGGATGCGCGGGTCAACTCACACTCTGAACCGTACGAATGACGGCATTGCAGTGCCGCCCTGATCTGACTTTCCACCACGTCGTCTGACGTGTCCTGCGCGTGGCCCGACCGTAAAGACGCGCCCTTGCCAACATCACAAGGGAATCTGTCGATGTAGAGCAACAACGCCCTATGCACTGGCCCAAGCGTTTGATTGTGGTGACCCCGGCCCGATTCGAACGGGCGACCTTCCCCTTAGGAGGGGGGCGATCAGTCCAACTAGCGCAAGGGTTTTACGGCCGGCTGTGCCAACGGTGTGCCGAAAGATGGGCCTCCCTCCGCCAGTGCACAGCGCGGCACCTGCTCTTCATCCGCCCCTTCAGCCCCAATCTTGACGGCACTATAGAGACAAGGTCGGAAAGGGTATGCTCAAGATGCCGACTAGGTCAGGCTCACCGAATGGATGATAGATGGACATACCTTCTCTACCCACCGACAATCTTTACAAGTTCTCCGCACTCTCAGGCCTGCTCTTGGTGGTATTCGGACTCGGGTATCCATCGAGCAAAGTATTTGAGATTCAGCTGTATCAAAATGAGGTCGGGACGGATGTTCAAGCCGCGACTCAGCGGGCCGAAGCGTTCGAGAGACTAGCCAAACGATTAGCAGATAACCAAGATCGGACTGCAGTGCAGATTGAGCGATATGAAAGCGCTCGGGATGCCGGACTGGAGCAGGCTGCTATCCTGACCCATAAAGGCAAGAGGATCGACATACTTCTTGAGCAGGCGAAGTTTTACCTAATTTTCGGTTTCGCCCTTGCATCCTTCGGCCTTGTCTTTTCATTTTGGGGTTTTTCCAACTGGCTTCGTTTGCAGCGCATCACCGACTCTGCTTTGCTGAGTCAGCGGCCGTCGATGTCCGATGGGCAAAACACCCCTAAGCCGAGCGACTAGCTTAGAAGAGGCCATCGCGCATTTCAGCTTTCCACTGTTGATGCGCCAGACGATGTGCGGAAGACTCGTTTGGCTGAGAGTTTACGACGGCTTGTGCTTCCCGCAGCTGGTGAGCGACCTGCCGTCTCTGCAGAGTATTACCGCGGTGCCGAGACACCACCTCTACAAGTTTCCTAAGTCCTGCAGCTGGGTGCGTTCGCGCTGTATCAGTGCGGCGAGAAGCCGGCCGCCAGCGACTAGGCGGCCCGCAGCTTGGTTGAGGTATTCGGCTTGGAGACGTCCCGCCTCCAGCACAGCCGCCATCTCAAAGCTGGTCGGCCTCCTTCGCAATGGGTCGCCAGGTGAGGCCAAGCCCCCATCGAGTGGCTGGACGGTCACCGGCTCTCCATTGGCGCTCTTGCCATAGGCAGTGGCCATCATCCGGCCGTTCTTGGGCGACCACCCACCCAGGACGATCTCGGTGTGAAGCTGGTCCCGGGGAATGCCGGCTCGGTCAGCGGCCGCCTCGTAGTTGGGCCACAGCTGCTCGATCACCAGCCCCAGCTCGGCCATGAGCTGCTCCATGCTGAAGTCCGCCCGGAAGCTCGCCTGCAGGCTTAGCTCGTACAGCCGAAGGAAGAACTGGGCCGACCCTCGGGTGGCCATGACCAGGTTGTACTGAGGGATCAGCAGCAGCTTTGCGGCCGAGGAATGCTCCGCGGTCATGGCGTCGACGGCCAAGGTGTCAACAGCCACTAGTAGCTTGTCGGGGCTGAGGATGACGTTGAGGATGCTCATCGCTGCGCCCGATGGGTGTATCGCCACTATGAACAGGATCTTGGCAGCTGTCTAGGGATCCCATGCCGCCCCCGGCCGCCTCAATCCTCGCCGCGCTCACAGCCTGGGCGCTACCCTGAAGTCCCTGTAAGGAGTCGACGACTATGAGCAAGCTACCGTTCAATCCAACGACCGACGTGGACGATCAGGACAAGGCACATACGCCAGACAAGCTGCGGAACGATAACGCTAAATGGAAAGACAAGGACATGCCAGAGCAGGAAGAGACAGCTCACCCTGAAGACTACGAGCGTCCGCGAAAGCCGTGATCGTCCTTGCCGGGCTACCTCTGCGAAGACGGAAGCGGCCGAATGCGCCACGCCTACTCGGCCTACGCAGCAGCTGCTGGTAGCCTGATACATCCCACAAGGAGCTGTCATGGACCGTAAAGCAGCAGCACTCGCCGACGATCGGCTCGACCATCTTGAAAGCCAGATGCAGGCACTTATGGGGCACGTGAAAGCGCTGGAATATGGCCTCCGATTGCTGATCGCCACCCATCCATCACCTAACGTCATCCTTCACACCCTGGACCGCATCACCGACCAGGCGCTCTCCACCACCCAGCTTGTGGGGGACGTGCCAGAGCCGATGTATCAAGCGGCCCTCCATCAGGGTCTAGGGATCATCAGGGAACAAATCACCGAGGCGGTCCGCCGTAGCCGTTGAACTCTGGCGCGGCCGGCCATGAGCCCAGCTTCAGCGCTTCGCTCAAACGTCGTTCCTGCTGCAGCTGGATTCCCGAGCGGTTGGGCTGCGCGGGCTCTTCATCCTTAGCCGTCAGCTGCTGCACGGCCTGGCGCAGCGGCACACCTTCCAAGACCCGGGCCGCGCACCACCGCTCGGCATAGCGCTTGCCTTGGCTTACGCTTGCCGCCCGGACCCGCTTGTCCTGCCACAGCTTCCGACACGAAAGGATCACCAAGATGCCATTGGCATCTGGCTGCACGCTGGCAACCTGGCGGTTTCCCCACCAAAGTCCCCAATGCTCACCGAAGTGCACCCAGCCCTGTGGGCGGAGGGCGGTCATGAATCCGGTTTGGTCGCAGGGCGGGCGCATGCTGGGCAGGATACGGAGGGGCATCTCAGATTCCGCGACTGGCGGAAATTACCCTGCCAGGAGGTTGATGCACGGCCCCGCCGGTCGCTCGTTCGGCTGCACCCCGTTCCGCGAAGCATCACCTTGGGGACGGAGGGTGCAGCGGTTCGGCAAAGACCATAGGCCGTCCGCGTTGCGGTCCGAGTTCCAGTCGGAGCCGGACAGCGTTCCGTCCAGCAGATGCGGGCGTCGGGACGCTCGGTAGATCGCATCTGCGACGGCCTCCATCTCTTCGGTGAACCACCGGTAGCCGTTGACGCAGATCGCAACCGGCTGATCATCAGGATGGGGATAGTGGGGCAGCACCTCCTGCAGCTTCACCGCTGCCTCCCGAACGGTGAGATCTCGGAAGCCGGGCGTTGCTGCCCAGTGATCAAGAATTCGCACGGCACCCGGGGTCATGGCGGCATTCCTTCACTATCTGGGCACCAGATACTCACGCTGACAGCGTAAAAGTGGCGCGAACGCTCCCACCCTAAATACGCTCGAGGTCACAGTATGTGCGGTCGATTCGTCCAGACCCCGATCCGAGACGCCGCCAGCCTGGGCTTCCCCCAGCTGGTGGGCGACCTTCTGTCCATGCCGGCCAGCTACAACCTGGCGCCGACTCAGCACGCGGCCGTGGTGCTGGACCGGGGCGACGGCTTGCAGGTGCAGCGGCTGGCCTGGGGCCTGCTGCCCTTCTGGGCGAAGGCGAAGAAGCTGCAGGGCTCGACCATCAACGCCCGTATCGAGACGGTGGCCACGAAGCCTGCGTTCCGCTCGGCCTTCAAGAAGCACCGGTGCCTGATCCCCATGGCCGGGTACTACGAATGGTCGGTCAATCCCGAGGACGGGAAGAAGGACCCGTGGTTCATCCACGCTGCCGGGCCGCTCTGGGCGGCCGGCCTCTGGGAAGACACCAGCCCCCTACTCGACCCGGACAACCTGGGCACCTTCGGCGTGATCACCGGCGACAGCAGCGGCGTGTCGGCCGATATCCACGACCGCATGCCGGTGTGGCTTGCACCCGGCCAGGCCGAGGAATGGATTGCGGCATCGCCTGACGATGCCATGGCGATGCTGCTGGCCAGCGAGCCGCCGGCGATGGAGGCCTACCGCGTCAGCCGGGCGGTGAACACCCCGCGGAACAACCACGAGGAATTGCCACTTCCCGTGGCCTAACGCTGCAACGCCACTCGGCGGGTAATGTCTAGAGACCGTTCACAACAAAGCGCGTTGAACTAACGACCACGAGACTACCTTGGTGTTTCAGATCAACCGAGGAAGACCCGATATGACGATCAAGACTGCAGAAGACCTGTTCATCCACGAACTCTCTGATCTCTACAGCGCTGAAAAGCAGATGGCCAAGGCGCTGCCCCGGCTCGCACGCGCGGCGACGAACCCCAAGCTGTCTGCTGCATTCGAGCTGCACCTTGAAGAAACTCAAGGGCAAATCGAGCGTATCGACCAGGTGGTCGAGCTGCTCGGCATTCGCCTCAAGCGCATTAAATGCGCCGCGATGGAAGGCCTGGTGGAAGAGAGCAAGGAAGCCATCGACAGCATCGAAAAAGGCCCTGTGCTTGATGCTGCGCTGATCGGCGGCGCACAGAAAGTGGAGCATTACGAGATCGCGTCCTACGGCACTGTTGCTGCCATGGCAAAGCAGTTGGGCTACAAGGCTGCGCTGCCGTTGCTGCTGGAGACGCTGGCCGAGGAAAAGGCAACTGACGACAAGCTGACGTTGATCGCAGAGGGCGGCGGCAACGAAAAGGCATCGAAGGCCGCATAAGCGCAGCGAATGGGGCTGCATTCATGCAGCCCCTCCAAACTGTATTGCGCATCCTGCAATCGTTGCTCACACTACGGGAACACCAAGAGGCGCACCTTGAAGGCGCGCCAGGCCCCCGTGGATATGGCAAACACGCACGCGACCCAGCATAGGGCCATGTTGAGCCAAATGCAGAGGAAGCTCAGATGCCTGATACCGGCATGTTTTACCTCCTGGAAGTCAAGCTTCAGCCATGCTTAGGTGGCGTCGAAGTGGATCTGGTTAGGGCGCAATGCAACGCCTGCCAGCGGATGTTCACCGCTCGAAGTCGTCCCGAGCTCCACAACATTGGCGAGAGCGGCGCGGTCTTGGCCTGCCCAAAATGCGGCAATAGGCAGGCAGTGTCCGGTGCCAGATTCCTTGAGTTCTTAACGCGGTTCCCCCATGGCTTTCCACTCGATGCGGCGGACCGATCTCTAGTCACACCTGCGGATCAGGATCTTCCACCGCGGTGAACTTGTAGACCTTGCCCACCACCAGGTCTGCTGCATCGGCCGGCGGCACCGTCATGCTGATTTGCGGCACACCGGTGGTGACCGGCACAAAGCTGAGCGTGACCACGCCGGGCTGGTCGGCAGTCTTCATTTCCATGTTGAGTTTGGCGCGAAATTCCATGTGGTATCTCCAGGTGTGCGGCGGCAAGATCGCTGGCCGCCGCGTCAGCGGTTACTGCTCAATCGACACAAGCGAAAGGCTCTGCGTGATCGTCTGCTGGTCGAACGAACCAGACTGGTGGGTCACGGTCTGCTCGGTGAAGCCCACCACCTCGGCGCGGTACGATCGCTGGGTGGACCCATCGGCGGGGTCGTTGATGGAGATCGACCCGCCCCAGGTCGAGGTGGCCCGGTCGGGGCCGTCGAACTCGTTGAGAATCTCGACGCTGCCGCCGACCGCGAACTGCTGCCACAACACTTCCCCCTGACCGTTGAGGGTCCGGTAGACGTTGATGGTTGCCCCGTTGGCGCCAGCACCCGCAACGAAGCCCTGTGACCCCAAGGCAGTCTTGATCCGGCTGTGCCGGCGCGAGAAGCCGATGGTCACAGCCTTGTTGCGGCCGTTGGTACTGAAGAGCCCGGTGGTGACCGACGTACCCACCGTGATCGTGGTCGTGGTCTGAACCGCGTTGCGCAACACACCGGCCGCGAGTGAACCACCCCAGTAGGCATTTCCCCCGTCGTCCATCCACATCGTCGCGTTGGCCTTGCTGGCCGCCGCGGCGCCCACATTGGGCCCGAAGTAGTCCACCAAGCCTTCGCCGGGCACGCCGAACCCATTGCCGATGATGCGCTGCGAGTTCCCCCTGTACACGCGCAGGTAACCGTTCTGCCACTCCATGCCGTCAGCGCCATTTGGCGCCAGCACCCGAAGGACATCAGACCGAATATTGAACTCGGTCCTGACGCCGTTGTTCTTCGTCTCTAAGCCGCCGATTACCCCATTGACGTCGGTGAACAGCGAGGCGGACGCAAAGCTCTCACTTCCACCAGGCGACCAAGGAGACGGGACGGTCTTGTCAGCCGCCACCTGCTCCAGCATCGGCTGCGTCATCCACACATATGGGTCCGCCTCCCCACGTCCGTCGCCCCACACGCCGCAGTCCATCGTGACGGCGTTCCCCGGAGCAACCGCAGCCGTTACTGCGTGAATCCAATTGCCCAACGCCCAGCCCCCGTTGTTGCCCACCACAGCCGAATCAGTCCAAGCCGATCGCACTTCGAGGATGTTTGCCCCGGCACCATCGAAAAACCGCAGGCCAACGGCATAAATACTGCGATGGCCTGCCAGGCGCGCAGAGAACATGTACCGCTTCCCCGCCGTGCAGGGGAGAGGGTTCTTGATGTACAAGACGCCATAATTGCCCTGCCCGATCACGCCGTTCCGGAGCATGCCGACGTTGTGGCCACCACGCGGCGCCCAACCTTGACCGGCGATGTCCCGCTCCGCATTCCATCCGCCGGGGTTCCACGCCCATGCCCACCCCTCAATGTCTGACGCGAAAGTGCTGTTCACCAGCAAGTTGCCGCCGCCGGGCACGTTAGCCGTCACCTTGGCGTCCAACTGCAGCAGCGCCTGAGCGCTGGCCTTCCCATCGACCTGCGCCTGCACGCTGTCGATCCGGGTTCCCTGCGCGGTGATGAGCCCACCTTGCTGGGTAACCGTCGCCGTCAACGACGACAGGCCGGATGCGTTGGCTTCCCCGCTGAGCTGGTCGGTGACGTCGTACAGCTCTACACGGTCGATGCGGATGGCTGCCACGTTGGGCCAGCAATACGCCCACAGCCGGACGGAGCCCACCGTGGCGTCGACCGCATCGAAGTCCACCGTGTAGCTGGCGAAACTGGTCGTGAGGGTCATCGTCTTGTCGTTGTTGCTGGTCGCCCCCGTTTCGCGATTCCTGCGCTCCAGCCGCATCATCAGGTTCATGGCGCCCGATACGCCGCGCGCGCGCACGACCGCCCGATAGCGCCGGATCCCCCGACTGGGGAACCACTGAGCGGTGTTCGCCGCCAGTGACGGGTTAGTAGCCGTGCTGGTCTTGTCGAGCAGGAACCCCGCCTTGCCATCACCGTTCGTCCCGCTCCACACCGGAAGCGGTGCTCCGCCTACCTGCCACCACACGGCACCGTCGGCAAAGTCGCTGTTGGGCAGCATGTTGTCGCCCACCGTGCGAAGCCCACTTAACGTGGCGCTTACGCTCGTCACCGACTGCCCCAGCGAGATCAGGGACCCTTCTGCCGCGGTTACCCGGCTGGTCAGCGCAGTGGTCGCCGAGGCGTTCGCCGCGCCGGCAGCAACCAGCTCGCTGCCACTCGGCATCCATGCCGTGGGCACCTCGCCTTCTTGGAACTGCAGGTTGTCAATCGTCAGATCCAGGTCACCCGGCGTCCCGGAATTGTGAGCCCGCCAGATGGCACGCGCCGCCACCGAACCGGCCGGTGCCGCGTACGGGCTGACCAGCACGTAGCGCTGGAAGTCTGCGGTAACGGCGAACTGCACCTGGATCGTCCCGTTGCTCGCCCCGGTGGCCGTAAGGAACTGGATATACCCATCCATACGCTGGCCGGCGGTGCCGCGCGCGTACACCGTGCTGACGTACTTTTTCCCCGGGATCACCTTCGGCCGATCCACCGCCTGCAGCTCGATCCCCAGGTAGGCACCACCATCGGCGCCCGCGCGGAACATGCGCAGCGCCTTGGTCGAACCAGGCAACGGCGAATCCACGTAGGTGACGGTGAACGTTCCGCTGGAGCTGGTGACGTACCGCATGGGCACCGCACCGTCGGACGTTCGCTCTTCCAGCGAACTGTTCGGCAGCAGGTTGTCGCCGCCGATGTTCTGCAGCTGGGCGGTGACCGACGTGAGCGCCTGGCCTTGCGCGGTGACGGTTTCCCCGATGAGGGTCACCTTCCCGTCCAGCAAACTCGTGGCTGCGGCGTTTGCGGCGACCGTGGCGGCCGTCTCGCTGATGCTGGGCATCCACTGCGTGGCAGCCTCACCCTGCTGCAGCTGAGCGTTGTCCGCCTCGAAGGAATAGGTGCCGGCGGTGGACGTCTGTAGCCGCAGCTGGACCCGCACCTCCGCCGCCCCTGCCGGGGCCACCACCGTCGGGGTATAGGTGAAGCGGCGCCACTCGGTAGCGCTCAGGTTGAACGCTTGGCTGACGTTGGTGGACAGAGCGACACCCGCGCTGCTGTAGAACCACACGATCAGCAGCGCCGTGGCATTGGCCTCAGTACCGCGCAGAAATGCACTCAGGGTGTACTTCTGCCCGGGCACGGCCTTGGTTCCGACCCGAGGCGCCAAGCCGATTATCTGCACCGAACCGCCGGCGGCGACGCCGGTTACCCGCCACGCCTGGGCCGATCCAGGCAACGGCGAGTCCACGTAGCTGCTCACCAAGCCGGTCAGCGCCTGGGAAAACGCCGTAGTCCACCCAGTCGGGGCGGCCGTCTCGCTGGTGCGCTGCTCAAAGCTGCTGTTGTTGAGCAGGTTGTCACCACCTATGTTCTGCAGTGCAGCGGTCACGCTCGTGATCGCCGAACCTTGGCTGGACAAGGTACTGCCCTGCTGGGTGACCCGAGTATCCAGCGCCGCCAGCGCTCCCGCGCTGGCTTTTCCGTCCAGCTGCGCCTTCACCGCCGTGATATCGCTGGCGTTGGCCTGGTCACCACTCACCCGCGCCTGCGCCTCGCTGGTGACACTGGCCTCGGTGGCCACCTTGCCGCTGCCGGCCGGCATGCGGGCTTCCATGGTGGTGATGCGTGACACCTGGGCGCTGTCGGCCGCCACGCGGGCAGTGCGCTCGTCGGCGACAAACCCCTGCGTTACCCCGGCCAGGTCGTTGCCCGTGTAGTTGCCGCGCATCTGCACGGCCAAGGTGTTGCGCTGGCTGGCCTCGGCCGCCAGTGCGGTGATCCGGGCCTGAGTTTCGTCCTGGACCAGCGCCACGCTGGCGCCAGGGGTCGGGCGGCCGATGGCCACCCAGTCGATCAGGTAGTAGTTGGATACGGTCTGCGCCGTACCCGGCTGCAACCGGATCGCCGCCAAGGTGGCCGGCCACCACGCAACGTCGGCGGCGTCCATGATCGCCACGCCGTCGCTGTCCCACGCCGGCTCGTCCATCACCAGGCGCTTGGCGGTGTTCCACGCACCGTCGACGGTGGTGGTCCACTGCAGCACGCCGGCCCACGTCGGGGTGCCCACCTTGCGGATGCGCAGCTTCACGTAGCGGTACACCGCACCGTCGATTGCCAGCGCCGCCGGCGACTGCACGTAGGGATTGGCCGCGGCATTGGCCGGCCGCAGCCAGCCGTCCACCAGCGTGGGTACGCCGTTGCCGCTCCAGTCCTCCACGGTCTGGTCGAAGTACCAGATGCGCTTGCTGTCGAACTGGGTGCCGCTGCCGGCGGCCACCTCGGACAGCGCGCGCGACAGCGATTCGACCTCGCTCTGGCGCGTCTGCTGCTCGGCGGTGATCGCCGCCTCGCGCGCCAGCTTCTCGTTCAAGAGCCCGTCAACGCGCGCCGCAGACTCGGCGCTGATGGCGTCCATGGCCTGGGCGATGGCCGACACACGGGCCTGCGTCTCGGTGACCAGGTCGGCGGTGACCTTGGCGATGCCTTGGGCACGCGCGGCCGCCTCGTTGGCATCGGCCGCGATGCGGTCGGCGATCTCCTTTTCCAGCTTCAGGCGCTGCTCGACCAGCTGCTCGGTGGTGGGCACCGGCGTGGCTTCCACCACCGCACCCTGCCCCGGCTTGCCGCGAACCGAGGCGGTGATCCGGAAGAACCACGTCTGCCCGCTGCCGTCGCTGTAGAGGTAGCGGGTTTCGGTGGTGCGGTAGATCTCCGTCCACGGGCCCTGCTGGGTCGGGCCGCGCTCGATGACGTAGACCACCCCGGCTTGGTCGACGGCGGCCCATTCGATCAGGACACCATCTGCCACCGGCTCCGGCGTCACACCCTCGACAGGCGGCGTGTCCGGCGAGACGTAGATCGTCGGGAACCAGGATGCGCGCCGCGGCGCCGGCGGCGTCACCGACGGAAGCGCGCCCGCCCCGATATCGATCAGGGTGTTTTTCCTTGCCTGCATGTGAATTACCTTGCGTTGAGTGCTTCGCGCATTGCCGAACTGCTGCTGGTGCGTACGCCCGTGGTGGTGACCGACAGCAGGTCCCGGATCAGCTGGTTCTGTTCTGCCAGCAGGGCGTTGCTCTGCTGCAGCGCTGCGTTGGTTTCGGCCTGGCCCTTCCCCTCGACCACCAGGTCGAACACTGCCCGGCTGAAGTTGTCCGGCAGCGCCTCGATGGCGTCGGCCAGTTGGCCCATGCTGGTGCCGTCCTCGGTGTCGAGGTTGCCCACCTTCATGCTGTCGATTAGGCCGGTCACCTGGCCATACAGGCCGTTGTAGTCCTGCCCGCTGGCGTAGAGGTTCCGACCAAAGCCCAGAGCCGCCTGTGCGGCCGCCTGCGCGGCGCTGGTGTCGCCACCGGCCACCGCACGCTCCAGCTCCTGCATCGTCTTCTGGAGCTTCTCCTGGTCGGTCAGCGGCGACAGGTCGCTGGTGTCCAACCCGTACCGCATCGCCTTCTTGTCTGCGTCGATCTGGGCCTGGAGCTTGCCCATGTTCGTCGCCCGCAACGCCTCGATCTTGGCCAGGTCCTCGGCGCGGGCGCCGGACAGGCCCAGCGCCTTGGCGTAGTCGTTGGCCGCCTTCACCTGCTGGCGGTACGTGCGTTCAATCGTGAGCGCCTGCGACTGGTACTGGGTCAGGTCGCCGGTGAGCAGCTGGGTGCTTATGTCAGCCATCAGGCTGGCGTAGTTGCCCAGCAGGCCACTCACCTTCTCGATCTGGGTGGCCAGGTCCGTGCCGGCCACGCTGGCCAGGTCCTGGAAGTAGTCCACCGCCTTGTTTACCTTCTCGATCTCCATCGAATTCAGCGCGCGGCCGAGCTGGTCGGCGTTGCCCACCGCCAGCGCGATGGACGCACTGAGCGCGGAGAAGACGTCTGACGCCTCGAAGTACCCATCCAGCTGGCCACCAAACCCGGCCGCCTTCACCGCCTCCGTGAACAGCCGGTCGGTCATGTCGCCCAGATAGGCCTCCAGCTGCGATTTCGCCTCGGCCGAATCGGCCGACAGCTGCAGCTTGCCCAGCGACACCTTCACCCCAGCCAGCTGCCCCGACAGGTCGACGCCCAGCTGTTTGGCCAGGTCCGTCGTGGCGCCGCGCACCTGGCGCGCGGCCATGTCAAAGGTGCGGTCGATGCCCGGGTCAAGGGCGCCGTACTGGGTCCACTTCTTGTCGCTGCGGAACATGCCTCCCTTGGCCTTGATATCCGCGTAGGACTGGCCGTCGAACCCACCGAAGCCGTAACTGCCGGTGAGCCCCTGCCCCGTCACCTTGGGCGCGCTGCGGCCGAACAGCTTGGCGTGGATGCTGGACCCGGACAGGATCGATGCGGTCTTGTCGTTGAAGCCCAGCCCACGGAACCCCTTGTCCGCGAGGCCCACCGCACCGGCGGTGGCGATCTTGCCGGCCCAGCTTTCGCCGTTGGCGATATCCCATCCTTGGTCGAACAGCTCGGCGTTCTTCATCATGCCGGCGACGATCCACCCGATGATGGGGACGGCGGCCGCGGCGGTAGAACCCGCTACCCCTGCGCCGGCAGCGGCAGAGCCGCCGGCCGCGCTAGCGCCCCCGCCGGCAAAGGCGGCGATGTTGTTGCCGAACCCCATCAGGCTGCCGGCGCCCGCGCCGCTGCTGGCGGCACCCGCACCGAACAGCCCCTGCCCTTTGGCCAGCAGGCCGGCGATGTTGCCCACGTTCTGCCCGCCAGCGGCAGAGCCGTTGCCACCGAACAGCCCCATCAGGCTATCCATGCTGAAGCCGCCGCCTTGGCTGCCCCAGTTGCTGATGCCGTCCATGATCCTGGTCTGGATCGGGATCACCAATTTCTGCTGCAGCAGCTCCCGGGCAAGGTCGCGCAACCCTTGCCTTGCCGTGTCCTTCAGGTCATCCCACAGACCGTTGAAGTCACGCAAGCCACTGGCCACGAAGTCGGCCATGGCGTCAGCGGCGCCATCCACGCCATGCAACACGACGTTTGCCCAGGCTTCGACGTTGGCGGCCGCTTCTTCTACCTGAAAAGACAGGGCCGCCGCCGCATCGGCGGCGTCCAGCATCGACCGTTCGTACTGCACGTAGCTGCCCGCCCCCTTGGCCAGCGCCAGTGCTTCCTTGCTGCCGGCGGCCTCGACTGCCTTCTGCAGCTCTTCGCGCATGTCGCGCTCGTTCATCAGCTGCCGGCGGTACAGCTCGCGTGCGCGCCCGACCTTGCCGAGCATCACCAGCTCACCGTCCATGGCGGCAATCAACGCCTCGGGAGCGCCCATCGCCTTCTCGACCTGAGTGGCAAGCTTGGCGTACTCCATGGCACTCTGGGCCATCAGTACATTGGCGTCGGCCTGGGCGACAGCCCCCTTCTCCAATAGCTCGTTGTACTGAGCCAAGTTGTTGAGATGCTTCGCCATCGCCTCAGCGAGCGGACCGTTCATCGCGCCAGCAGCTTCCTCTGCCTGTTGCTGATAGCGCTTGATCGACTCAGCATCTGCCTTGCGATCCTTCGCGCCGGCACGCTCAGCTGCGGAGGCAGCCTTGCGTGATTCAGTGAAATTCTTCTGCGCGGCAGCCAGCTCGGTCTGCAGCCGGATGTACTGGGCGCCCTGCTCGATGTATTGCTTGACCTTCGGGTCGTCGCGCTTGGAGAAGTCGAGGCCACCGGCCTGCGCCTCCTTGAACCAATCGGCCACATCCAGCTTGGCGACGTCCGCCGCACCCTTGCCGACGCGCGCGAGCTGCCCCGGCAGCGATTGCATCGCCGAAGCGATGCGCTTGCCTGCTGCGCCGGCCGAATCGCCCAGCGCATTGAACGAACCCGACAGTGCGTCGGTTGCGCTCTTCGCCTGTGTGCTACTCCCGGTAAATGCCTCGAGGATCGACCTCTTTCGGTCGACCTCCCGGCCAGCGGTAGCAGCCGCAGCCGTTTCTTCCGTCAGGCTCTTCGCGACGGCGGCAGCGGCTGGGGAACCTTCAATCATGGCCCGCCAGGCAGCCTCAAGGCCGGTGGCGAACTCGTCCGCCGTGACTTTCCCTGCCTTGAATGCGGCATCGAGTCTTTCAGTTTCCTTGATGAAGGCCGACGCCTGACCGACGTTGGAGAAGTTGGTGGCGGCTGCCACCATCTCGCCAATCGAGCCGGTGATCGTCTTGTAGTTAGCGTCGATTTCCTTCTGCAGGCGCAGGATCTCGCCGGACTGCTGCTGACGGTTCAGCTCGCGGAACTTCGAGATGGCTGCGTCCGCTGCGCCACCGAAGTCGATCAGCGCGCTTGCGGCTGTATTGGTGTTGTCGCGGAACAGCAGCCAGCCGGCCGCCGCGGTGGCCAACATGGTGATGATGCCGGCCGGGCCACCCAGCATCGCCAGCGTTGATGCACCTGCTCGGGCCATCCAGCTCGCGTTCGCCGCGGTCGCCTGGGCCTGCGCTTGGGCGAGGAGCAACGTTGCTTGGCGATGTTCCAACGTGGCAGCCGCCGCTTTTGCGCTGACCGAGACACTGCCGCCGATCGTCGCGGATCGACGAACTTCGGCCTGCGTATCGAGCATCGCTGCGCGGGTGCGCAGCTCCAACTGCTGTGCGGCCGCGAGGTTCTGCGCAGCAGCAGCCTTGTCTGCGGTGATTCCGGCATTGGCTGCGGCGACCCTTGCCAGTAAAGCCTTGGTCAACGGCCCCGCGGCGACGGCAGCGCCGGCGACGGCAACCGTCTGCAGGTTGCTCCCGAGCACCGCGATTCCGGCTGCGAGCGCCTGCGATGCGCCGGTGGCTTCATCAGCGCGGCCGATCATGACTTGCAGGTTGTTGTTGAACAGGGTCGTGGCCTGGCCGACCGTTGCGCTCATCTTCCCGAAGGATTCGTCGACGGCGGCGGCCTGGCTTTGAAGCGCCCCGATGACGTCCTTGGCAGTCAGCTTGCCAGCGGCCCCTAGTTCCCTGAGCTTGCCAATCGGTACGTTGAGGCCTTTCGCAATGGCCTGTGCAAGCGCTGGCGCCTGTTCCATCACGGAGTTCAGCTCTTCGCCTCGGAGGGTCCCAGAGGCGAAGGCTTGGCCGAGCTGCACCAATGCCGCATCGGCTCCGGCCGCAGTGGTCCCGCTGATCACCATCGTTTTGCTGATGGTCTCGACGACTCGGGCGAGATCAGCGCCGGACAGCTTCAGCACCTCTTGATTCATGGCGATTCGCTGGTACAGCTCGGCCGTCGCTCCGAGCGGCTGCCGGGCCGCAGCCGCGATCCGGACAACCTCTGCCTGTGCAGCCGCGAACTCCGCTTGCCCCGCAGTCACGAGCCGAAGTCGGTTGTTCAGATTCGTCCACTCATCAGCCTTTCCGATTACAGCTTTTGCAGCCGCGAGCGCGGACGTGAGTCCGATGGCTTCGACAGCTACTCGGCGGAAGCCCTGAGCCACTTCATCAGCGCCGCGCCGCGCTGCATCCGACATAGATGCCTGGATGCTGGCCATATCACGTTGGACGACACGTGCCGCCTTGCCGGAATCGCGCTCGAAGGCGCCTGTTCTCATCAGAAGATCGACGGTCAGGGTGTAAAGGCTCATGGCTTCTTCCAGTAAAAAAGCCCGCTCAGGGCGGGCTTTTGGGGCGTCCACAAATGGGGCTATTGGATTGGGACGTCCGCTCCGTTGATGGAAACGGACGTGACGATTCCCGCTGCATCGGTGACGCAAGACGCGGAGTCAGCCTCGCGGGGACGCTTGCTTCCGGCCACCACGAGACCGGAGCCGGCTGGCCACGAGAAATAGTGCTCGCCTGCCGTTCCCCAGTCCTTCGCATAAGGAACTTTGGTAGCAACAGGATCGCCCGACCCGGTCTGAATAGCTGACATGCAGTTCAGGAGTGCTTTCTCCGAACCGTCTTCTTTCGGCGCCGAGCAACCTGCCGCCACCAGTAGTAGGGTTGATACGAACAGCTTTCCGTGCGTCATAGAAACTCCCGAGATTTTCGGGGATCATGCCAGTTATGCCGGGATCTCCTCAAACTCCAGGGTGCTTCGGAAATACTGCCTGCTGATGTTCTCGACCGTCGGCAACTGGGTGGCATAGCCGAACATGGCGGTGCGCGCGGCCAGCACTGGGTCAAACGCCTTGGTCAGCATGTCCCGATACTGCGGAACCACACACCCGCGCCGGCGGCCCGCCAGCGCCGCGCCCAGCGTCTCCCAATCGGTCCCGGCCAAACCACCTTTCCGAGCCACCTCGGTCGGTCGCCCACTCAGCGTGGCGGTCAGCATTCTGTAGGTTGGCCCCGGCACCGTGTTGACCTGGCCACCTTTGGTTCGGTTGTGCAGGCTGCTGTCGATGCGTGCCACCGCCCAGCCATCGGTGATTCCCACGTCAACCGCACTGAACACTGCGATTTCGCCCACCTCCACGTTGGTCACGACGGTGGCGATGGAGACGGCCACGGCGCTGACCAGCGCATTGCCCGTGGGGAACAGCCAGGCGCATACGCTGCCGTCGGGCAGGCGAATGGTCGTGGCGGTGGCGCCGGCGGCCGTGACCAGTACGCCCGGTGGCACGTTCAGGCCCAGGACCGCGATGATGCCCGGCACAATGGCCTCGGCCAGGGTGATGTTGATGGCCAGCGCTCCGGTACGCGCGATGCGTGCCCGACGCGCCGGCCGGCCATCGAACAGGGCGGCGCCCCCATCGTCGGTGAGCCAGGTGCCGCCGACCAGGGCGACCGACGCCGGTGGAATTCCATAACCAATCAGCACCGCATCACCCCCAAACCGTCAGCACCACGTCCCCCGTGGCAGGGTTGCGCTCTACGCGCCGGACCAGCACCGGCTTGCCGTCGTGCAGGTCATATCGGTTGTACGTCAGCCGGCCCACCTGACCCGGCTGGGGCGCCAGGTCCTGGTCGCCGCGAACGCTGACGCGGTAGAAGAACCGCTGCGTGCGGTAGATCGACACAACGCGCTCTATTTCCGCCTGGGCATCCCCGGCATCCCAGAACAGAGAGATCACCGGGTCGGCCGAATCAGCGCGCCGATAGTGCGGGTGCAGCGGCGCACCGCCGTACACCTGAGCGCGGAACAACCCGGACAGCTCGTCGCGGCGCGCCTGCGGCACGTCCACCACGTCGGTGACCATGTCCGATGCGGCCAGCGCCTGCGCGTTGGGCCGGTAGGCCATGCGGCGCGTCAGGTTCGGGGCATCGTCGGGCACAGCCAGAAGATCCTCGGCCAGGTCGTCCCCGCTCAGGTTGAAAGCGGGCGGGCCGTCGAACGTCTCAGGCGCGACGACGCGGGCGAACCGCAGGACCCCGTTCGGGTCCTGATAGCACCCCACGCCATAGCTGGGCAGCATGGCGTTCATAGCGTCGCGCCCGGTCACCGCGTTACCGGCGTAGTAGCCGATGCCGGCATAGCCTGTGGCCGCGTCAATGGCCGAGCAATCGGCCGCCGACCATGCGGCCTTGCCCAAGCGCCCCATCAGGTCCGCCATCGCCTGCCGCAGCTTGGCGGGCTGCTGGCCGGGCCCGACGCTCGACACATCGGCCACCACCGGCGTGACCGGCGGCGACTTCATCAGCAGCTGCTGGCCGTCGGGCGACACCGTGAACGTGCCGGGCTCCAGCAGGTCGGCACGGTCCATGACGGCATCGGCGTAGATAGGGCCGTCGGCCACGAACATGGCCGTCGCATCCGAGTTGGCGCCCATCGCCGGCACGCTCGCCACTGCGCCGATCACCGCCGGCTGCGGCTTCCACGCCAGCGCGGCGATGTTGGGAAGGAACACTCCGCGGTTGATGGTGGCATCCAGGTCGTCGTGGGCGTCCCGGAAATGGAAGGTCTTGCTGCCGTCGTCGTTGATCTCGATCCGGTCCACCGTGAACCGGAACACGTCGGCAGCATCGGCCAGCATCCCGCCCAGCGCGCCAGCGCGGATCTGCACCGGCAGCCCGGCGCCGCCGCTGAGCGCCAGGTCGTCCAGCAACCCATCGGCATCCAGCACGACGCATTCGGCCGCGCTGGTTTGGCTCACGGGGTCACCTCCCCAGGGCCAGAAGTTGATCTCGCTGATAAGGCTCAAGCCATCGGCGAGCAACCCTTCGTAGCGGGCATTGGCAGGGCTGTCCCCGGGCGCGGTGAGCCAGTCCATGTCAGCCAAGCGGGTGATGCCGGACGCGGCGCCAGGCAGCCGCCAGCCCGCTTCTGCGGCGGCGCTGCGCGCTGCCCACTGGCCCGCGTTCACCGCCATGCACAGCCCACCTGCCTTGGTGGCGGAAAGCGTCCCGGCGAAGTGCAGTGGACCAGCCAGGTTGATCTCGCGCTGGTGCACCTGCGTGCCGTTGAGGTACAGCTGCAGCACGGTGGGGCTGCCGAAGGTCAGGCGCAGTCCCACCATGTCACCGTGCTTCGCCAAGGGCAGCCCGCTGGCGATCGCGCCGTTGCCCTGCAGCACCCGCCCGGTGGCCAGCTCCCAGCCGATGCCCGCAGCGCTGGCCCCAGGGTGTGCCTCCAGCGGCGCGGCCGGCGAGACGACGCCGACCATAGCGGCCAGTACGTCGTCACCCCAGACAGCGAATTCAACGCCGGCGGTGCCAGTGCTGAGCGCGAAGTCCGAGAGTGCCATGCGGCTCAGGTCGGCAGCCGCGGTGGTGGCCAGCGTCAGCCCGCCATCGCGCGCAGCCAGTAACGGGCCAATGGGTTGCGCCGCAAAGCGCCCGAAAGTGTCAGCCATGGGTCATCCCAAATTGTCGAACCAGTCTTGGGCCTCGTCCTCATCCGACCGGGGCACCAACACATCCATGAATTGCTGCATGCCGCGCTTGGTGCCGGCTTGGCTGTGCGCGGCGGCGGTGAAGGCAACGAAGGCGGCCGGCTTGATGTGCAGACTTACCGGATCGATGGGGTTCCGTTTGTGGAACTCCCACCATTCCAGATACTCACGGCGCGACATGGTCGCCCGCAGCTCGGACACCGTGCGGTGCAGGTGACCGGCCAGGACGTGCCAGAACCAGACCTCGCCGCGCTGCCTTAGACGTTTCCCGCCTCGGCCTGAGCTTCCTTGGCCTCGCCGCCAAACCCGGAGTGCTTCAGCGCCACCTGCTGCAGTTCGGCCGCGACCAGCGGCTTAAGTTGGGCGGCCTGCGCTACGGTCAGCACGGGCTTTCCGTTTTCGTCGCAGATGGTGGCCGCGATCAGCTTCGCGCGGTCGTTCTCCTGGTACAGCTTGCGGAACTCCACATCGGGAAGTTCCCGCACGTGGAACTGCGCCTTGTCGCCGTTCGGGAGGGTGACGGTATCAGCGTGCACGTCCTTGGTCGCAAACATGCCCAAGCTGGTGAAAGCCTGCAGCACGGTGTGCGCGGGAGCGAGGGTTTCGAGCGGGAGGGTTTCGTTGGTCTTGCTCATTGGCCGTTTCCTTAAATGGTGGCTGGGCGTGCGGGCCGCGCACGGCTAACACGCGGGGTTTCCCGCACGCCTGGCCGAAGGTAGACGGCCCGCCGAAGCGGGCCGGAAAGCGCCGTTGTGCCGATCAGGGCGCCGGGCGGTGGGTCGTGACCGCACCGGAGCCGCGGATGGTCATCGTTCCCTTCCAGACGTCGTTGTCGGCGACCTGGACCGCGAAGTTCTGCACGAATCCGTTGAACTGCTTGCACAGCACGGTGGTCGGCGGGGTGATGACGCCATCAACGGCGATGGGCTTCGGCACGCCGGCCACTTCGGACAACGGTGCAGTCACCAGGAAGTTCACGACCTCGCCAGTTTCGTGCAGGCGCTCCAGGGCCTCGGAGTCGATCGAGTCGTAGATCACTTCGATGGTGGTGCTGCCGGTGGCCTTGCGGCCCGCCACGAACTGGTCCCAGTCGTCGTCGAAGTCGGAGATATCGATCTCCGAGGCCTGGCCATCAGGGAAGCCAACGGAGCGAACGCGGGTCACCTTGATGACCTCGGCGTCGCCGATGGCGATGAAAAGTTGGGTGTGTTTGGACTTGAGCACCTGGCCCATTGCGCTGTACCTCTTGGAGTGAAGCCCGGTCGCCGGGCACAAAAAAGCCGGCTGTTGCCGGCGGTTGGGGTTGCAGTGGTGGTCGGCTACCGGATCGCCAGCAGCCGCACGTCGAAGGAAATGCCGAAGGAGCCGGTGTCGTCGTCATCCGGCGTTGGGTTGTAGGACTCGATGCTGCCCCTACGTTCAAGCTCGTCGCGGATTGCCACGGCGGCAGCATTGGCCTGGGAAGCCCCTTTTCCCCACACCGTTATCCGGACCCGCCAGCCGTCTCCAGGTGGCGGCTCAGAAAGGAGCGCGACCGGCGAGCCCCCGACCACGGTCCACGTTGCGTACGGCAAGCCTGAGCCGGCCGGCGCCACGCTCGGCCACAGACGCATGGGATCACCAAGTTGCGCGCGCACCGCGGCGCTGCCCTGGAGGATCGACTGAACCAGTGGAACCATCATCTCCAGCCCCTTGCCTTCATCAATTTGTCGATCGCCGCCGTGGTTTCGTCGATGATGACTTGCGCGGCCTGGCCGCCCTTTGCTTCGCCTGCCGGCGTCAGGAACGGCTTTGCCGCCATCTTCTTCGTGCCGAACTCAAGGAAGCGCCAGTAGTGGGCCCAGCCGCTTTGTTCGTAGGCTTTGCCAGCCCGCCCGGCCCGTCTGTTTCGCTTGGTGTTGGCATATTTCACCCGTTTGCCGGTGCGCACCCCCACGGTGAAATACTCGCCACCATGGCCGATACCGGCTTTCCGGCGATCCTTGGCGCTGGCGCGTCGGACCACGATTTGCTTGGCCAGGAAGCCCGTATCTCTCGCGACCCGCGCGCGCGCGTCATCCCGGATGATGTTGCCGCCCTTCCGCATGCCGGCTTGCACGGCCTTCCCTTGCATCTGCTTGGGTAGCTCCCGTAGCGAGGCAAGCAGCCCATCCAGGCCACGAATTTGCAGGGTCTCAGCCATCGTTCAAACCCGATACGGCCAGGACGGCAGTTTCACCTCTGTCATTGCTGGTGCCGGCGCTCTTGATGTCGTAGATGGTGCCCCCTTCCACGATCCGCCACGTTGGATCCACCTTTCGCGCCAACAGGTCGAACCGAACCTGCTCCCGGTATCTAACCGCGCCAGCAGCCACCGCTTCGGCCGTAGCGCTCAGCTGGTTGGTCTTCTTGGCCCACACCTCAGCGACCAATTCCCAACGGACAGCAGAATCGCCGCCGAGGGGATCCCGTTCGATCACCGGCCGCTCGAACCGGATTTTGTGGCGTCGCTCGCCTGCATGGGTAGCCATCAGAATTTCTTCCTGTACCAGAGCAGCCGCGACACACCCAAGGCGATCTCGGTGCTCAGCTCGCCGGCGGCGCCGCGGTTCTCGGCCCAATGGCCAACCATTAAGAGGACCGCCTGGCGAACGTCGGCAGTGAAGGCCATCTGGTCGTCCGAGGTGGGATCGCCCTCGACCAATGTGCGGTCGCAATGCATCTGCACGTGTACCACCGCTGCGTCGACATAGGACTGCAACAGAAGGTCGCTGACCTCATCGACGATGCGGCACTGCTCCCGCACCAAGGCAAGATCGAGGGCGACGTCCATTAATCCACCTTCGCGCCCTGAGCGCTCTTCAGGGCCTCGGCGAGCTTGGCGACACCCCAGCGACGGTCGAAGACGACACCTGCGGCTTCCAGCTCGGCGACCAGCGCGGTCTTCTCAGCGTCGGAACCCAGCTCGGCCGCTGCGGCGGGTGCCGCTGCCGCCGGCGCGGTCGGCGCTGCGTTGATGGGTGCCGCCTCGCCAGAGACAGGGGGAGCATCCGCTCCACCTTCCTCGGCAGCGCCGGTGGACGGCCCAACCACCTTGATATCGGCCGGCGCTGGCTGGAGCGTCACGACGGGGCCGGGCTGGCTCGGGGAAGGTGCAGCGGCGGGTTTCGTGGCGGCAGGCGCCGCCCCATCGAACTGCTGCACCAGGCCCTTACCGATCAGGGTGTATGCGTATTCGTCTTCGACGCTCTCGAATACTTGGCCGGCGCGCGTGGGCGAACGCGAGTCACCGTTCGTGTCGGGGCCAAGCTTCTCCACGTCGCCGCAGAAACCCCAAAGGACTTGGATCTTCATCTGTTTAGATCTCCGGAAGGTGGTGCGGCCGCATCAGCGGCCGCACCACGGCAAAGGCGGTGGAATCAGGCGGCGGGCTTGAAGCGGCCCTTGACGAATGCCTCGCGGCGACGCTTGGCGAGGCCCAGGCGCTCTTCGACCAGCAACACGCGCTGGTTCTTCACGAAGTCGTCGTTGATCATGCCGACCTTGAACAGGAAGTTCATGCGGTCATAGATCGTCGCGCCGCGCTGGAAGTTGGCCACCAGGAACTCGCCGCCGGTCGTAGCACCGTCGCCCTCATCCATGCTGTCCGATGCCACCACCGGCCGGCCCCACAGGATCGGGGTAACGAAGCCCTGCAGGTTGGCGAACAGATAGCGGTTCTGGCTGTCCTTCTCCAGCTCGATGTTCATCCAGTCCAGCTCGGTCATCACCGTCGCGTCGGCCGACAGCTTGGACTGCTTGCGGACCTGGTAGATGGCGCGCCGCACGGTGTCGATGGAGGTATCGCTGGCCTTGGACAGGTCATCATCGAACACGAAGGCGTCGGTCATCAGGCCCGGCAGGTTGTTGCCCAAGCCGTCACCCTTGAGGATCTGCCCTTCCTCTTCCAGCTTAAGGTCGTAGCGCAGCAGCTGCTGCAGGTAGCCGTACATCTGCGGCACGTCGTCCAGGGTTTCGTCGGTCACCGGAATCCAGACGGCCAGCTTCTTGACCAGGTCGGTCTTCTGCTCGAACGTGACGTTGCTCTGCGGCTTCGTGCCGCCCTCGGACACCGGACCCGCACCGCGGGTGTGCAGCAGCTCGCGGAAGTAGGTGTAGCTCTGGCCGGTGACAGAGATCGACGGGATCAGGTCGCGGATACGCAGTTCCTGGCGCATGCCCGGCTGAATGGTCGGGTCGAAGTTGGGCACGACGATGCCGGCGCTGGTGACGGCCTTGGTTTCCATCGCGGCCAGCTCTTCCTTCTTGACTTCGATCTCGGCCGAGCCCTTCTCGCGGCTCAGCAGCGACTTGTACTCGCCGTTGTCCTTGATGAAGTCGATGAAACCCTTCTTCTGACCCGGCTGGTTGCCCAGCGCAACGCCCTTCTCTTCCAGCTTGAGCACCTTGTCCACCACCTTCTGGATCTCGTCGGTGGCGGTCTGAATCTGGCCCTTGAGTTCGTTGGTGACCTTGTTGCCCTTCTCGATCTCGGTGGAGGCGCTGTCGTACTTCTTCTGCAGGCCGGCGAAGCCTTCCTTCAGCTGCTTTTCCAGGCCTTCGCGGATATCGGTGATGTTGTCGCTCATGCGTGCATTCCCTCAAAAATGGATTGGATAGATGTGCCGAGGTGCTTCAGCTCTTTCACGGTCTCCGTGTCCGCCATGCCACCGTCTCGGTGGATCGCAGGAAAGCCGAGCGAGGCGACGGCAGCCGCCTCCTTTTGAGACAGGCCCATGCGCTCGCGCAGGGCACATTCGAAAGCGCGCAGGTCCGACTTCACACTGAGAACCTGCGCCTCCGGGTTCATGCCGAAGGGGACGATCGACGCCTCCCACAGTTCGGCGCGCTTGATGACGCGGACGCGGCGCCCGTCGCGGGTCTCCATCGCGTCCTCGATGGGGTTGTAGCCAACCGACATCTCATCGAGCGTGCCGGCCTTCATCAGCTCGTAGGCGTCCTTGGCGTAGCTGACGTTGAGGTTGACCTTGCCCTTGAGCAGCAGCCCGTTACCGTCCTGTTTGAACGCGGCGTCGCCGATCAGCCGCGTCAGGTTGTGGTACAGCGCCAGTCGCAACCGACCGGTGCGTGTGGTCTTCACTGTGGTGAAGGCCCCAGGGAGGATTACGTCGCCGCCCAAGTCGATGTTGTCGAATACCGAGGCGTATCCCTCGAAGTTGCCCGAATCGTCAGCGGACTTGACCTCGAAGGGGCAGGCGAAGGTGTTAAGCATTTGCCGGATCTCCCGTGCTGTTGTCGTCCCCGATCGAGTCGGGCTTGTTGCTCGTCCATCGGGTGACCTGGTTGTATTGGTCACCGTCCAACACGGGCAGGTTTTCCTTCACCCGAACCTCGTTGATGGTCATCCAGCCGGAGCCGCCGGAGCCGCCCAGTGCGGTCTTGAAGTAGTTGCCTCGCGCGGTGCTGTCGGCCCGCAGCAGCCCTTCCACCACTGCCTCGACGAACATGCTGCTTTCGCCAAAGAGCTTGTCGTTGAGCTCGCTCTCGATGGCGTCCAGATATGGCTTCAGGCCGAAGGTCACAAACCCGCTGGTCTGCTGCTCAAGGTTCGACCCAAGCACGGACGTGGAGCGCGCCCGATTGGTGAGGTACAGCGGGACGCCCCAGATTCCGGCCAGCGCCTCTTCTTGGAACTGCTGCGACTCGATGAACTGGCTGTCTTTCTGCGTCATGCCGGCCGGCGTGATCGTCGGCCCGCCCTGCAAGATCGCCATCTTTCCCAGGTCGTCTACGTCACCCTGGCGAATATCTGGCAGCTTGGCCTTGATCTGAGCCTGTTGCTCCTTGGTCAGGAAGCCCGGATAGATGATGTAGCCACCGGTGAAGCCACCTTTCCGCATGAAGCGTGCAGACCAATCCTGCGCCGCGCGCGCGAGGCCGATCGATTCGGCCTGGTACTCGATCGGCGACAGCCCCACGATGCCGTCCGTGCTGAACAGTTTGAAGTGCAGCATGTTGACCGGGGACACCGGCGCTTCTTGTCCGCCGATGTTCGCCCAGTAGAGCAAACCGTCATCGGTGTCGATGCGGATGTTGTCGGCCGAGACAGGAATCAACCCGATCCACTCGTCGTCGTCGCTGCGCTGGATGATGGCGAAGGCGTTGCCGCGCAGCCCCATGTTCACGACGATGGCTTTGATCAAGTCCAGCCATTTGACGTAGGGGTTGGGCTTGGCCAACAGCCGCAATAGCCGACGCCGTTGCGGGCTACTGCCCTTTACCAGGGAACGGACGCCGCCCACATCCTCGTAAAGCTTCCAAGGCAGGCCGGAGGCAGACTCGCTGAGCACTTTCAAGCACGACCACACGATGCTCACGGTCAGCGCTGACTTGGAGGTCACGCGGACACCGGCCTTGGTGCCTTTTCCGCCTACCGAAAGATCGACCTCCACGTAGTCACCCGTCGCGGGGTCGTTGTAGCCGAAGAACCGCCAGCTCATCGGGTTGTACCAGCGAAAATTTGTCATCCGATCAGTCCAAAGAAGCCGTTTTCGAGGTAGTCATCAATGCCGCCGGCTTCGGCCGGCATGGCATGCGCAGCACCGAAGGCCATGCAAAGGGCCACCGCGGCGTCGATCTTGTTCACCGAACGCGCCTTGGATAGCCAGCGGTTCTCCCATTTGTCCGACTCGATGACGGCCGACATGATTGCGGACACCAGCACGGGGTTTCCCTTGAGCCGAAGCCGACCCTCAAGCAGCGCTTCCTCGAAGAGCCGCAGCGAGCCCGGCATCCACATGCCCTCAGGCGGCGGTAGCCCTTGGTCCTCCGCTGCCTTCACGGCCACTTCCAACGGCCTGCCCTTCTTCGTGCCGCCCTGAGGATGCTCGGCAAATGGCAGCGACAACCCAACTTCGAGCACCTCGTCTTCGAACTTGCGGAACGCATATCGGTCGTAGGCAATCAGCTCGACCAGGTAATCCCGGTCGTACTCGGCCAAGGTCTGAGCGACATGGCGGAAGCTGATCGTCTGTCCCTGCGGTGCATGCAGATGCCCGCCATTGATCCATGTCCGGTACGGCAGCTTGTCGCGCAGCTCCCGCGCCGCGACGGTGTCGCCCGGGGTCCACGCTTCCACCCACCCGTCGTAGGTGGGCTTGCTGATCATCTGCGTCTGTCCGTCCACCACCACCGACACCTCGACACTGCCGGTTTCCACCACCGCCCCAAGGGCCGTGATATCGCGGCTTTGCGAGAGGTCGAGCCCCAAATAGACCTTTGATCCGTGATGCTGCGCAGGGTCGAAGTCGGCGAGCGCCGGCTCAAGAGTTGATCGGGTCATCCACGCCGTCTCCGCGTCGGTCCAGATGCAGAAATGAAGGCGAAGAATCCCGTTCAAGGAACCCGGAATCGCCTTCGCCTGTTTGACCAGGTCCGAGAGGTACTGCTCTGTGATGGTGACGCCGAGCAGAGGGTTTGCCTTTGCCCAGCACGTCGGGTCTTCCAGCGGATCGTCGCCGTCGTCCAGCGCGCACACGTAGCTGAAGGTCCGGTCGTCAATCGGGTCGCCCACGAAAGTCGGGTCATTCACCGCGGCCGTGTGGCCCGCCGCGACCTTGACCGCGTGTTCGTGCTCTTCCCAGCACACCGAAGTGCGATCGCTACCGGAGTTGGTGATCATGAAAAGCAGCGGCTCGCGGCGGAATTTGAAGCCGCGCTCAAGCATTTCGATGATCTTGCGGTCGGGCAGCTCGTGGACCTCGTCCACCAGGACAAAGAAAGGCCGCGGACCCGAACCGGTCTTGCCGGTGTCGCGCGATACGGGCCGGAAGAAGCTCTGGCTGGCCTGGTGGGCCATGTTGTATTCACGCCCCTCGCCGCCGGCGAACTCCACGCGCTTGGCCAGAGCCGGTGATTGCTTGACCATCTTCACGGCGTCGGCGAAGAGGATCCCTGCCTGGTCCTTCTTGGCAGCGGCAGAGTAAATCTGCGCGCCAGCCTCGCCGGCGGCCGTCATCCCCAACAGCCCGAGGCCACCAGCGAGCGGGCTCTTCCCGTTGCCCTTCCCTTGCTCGATGTACGCCCGGCGGAAGCGACGGAACCCGTCAGGTCCCTTCCAACCGAACAGCGATCCGACGATGAAAGCCTGAGAGGGATGCAGCTCGAACTTGCGGCCCTCGAATTGGCCCTCGGAAAGCCGCAGGATCCGTTCGAAGAAGCCGAATGCGAACTCTGCCGCCTCCAAATCGAAGCGGAGCCCCCTCTCGGGTCCCTGCATCAGGTCCTGAAGGTGGCGCCTGCAGGCGTTACGGACGTGCGGCCCGGCCACAATGCGACCGGCGAGCACGTCCAAGGCGTAGGCCTTAGTGCGATCGACCGGCGCCGGCGCCCCCGAAGAACTCGTCGTCGGGGTCGTCTTCGTCTGTGCCATGCGAAACCTTTGACTCATCCACCGGTGTGGCGCCCAGCTTCGAGAGGATCGAGCTGAGCGCTTGGGTTGCAGACACACCGAAGTCAGCCTCGGGGTCATCCATCTTGGCCGTCCAGAAGCACGCCAGCCTGAGCAGGACGCGGTGCGAGGCGTTGAGCCATGGCATCTCCCGCTCGAACTCCGCCCAGGCCCGCTTCTGCGCCGCAGTCATTGTTTTGTACGGCTCACCCAGCACCCGCGTGCCCTTCGGCTTCTTCCTGCCGGCATGGCGCCCCGGATTCTTGACGGCCGCACCGCCGGTCGCGGCTTTTGCGACGGGCAATCGGGGCCTGGCCATGAAAAAACCTCTGAAAATCTGCGCTTTTTCGGCAGGTCGGGCACCCCTCTCAGGGTCGTCCCGCGAATTGTGGATACGGAAAGAACAGGGGACGCACGGTCTAGGAGGCCGCAATCCCCATAAATTCACCCCCCCTACCTGAATGGGCGACTTTCGTTCAGGTTCCTGTGGATAAGTGCATCGGTCGGCGCTTCCGCCCAGACCTCACGAACCGATGGGCCATCCGTCGTTGTCACACCCGCGTATGTGCACCCCACCCCGCTCCACGCGCGCCTGGTCGGTGTTGTGGCAGTTGGCACACTGGCTGTCGAAGGGTCCGTTCCAGAACATCTCCTCCGTCTCGCCGGCAGGGTGACCGTTGGTGTGGTTGCAAACCGTGGCCACAGTCGCGTGCCCTCGAGTGCTGCACTTGCTGCACAGCGGCTCACGGTCCAGCTGCGCCTTGCGCGTGCGCTGCCATCGGGCCGTGCCGTACAGGTGAGCGAAGGCGCTGCCGCCCGCTTGACGTGTGCGTGGCTTGAACTTCGGTTGGGTCGCGCTCATCAGTACGGGTTCCCATCCATGTCCGTGCGTGGTGCGTCGCCCTCTTGGCCATCCACTGGGATCGGCGCGCCAAGCTCCTCGCCCAGCAGCAGTGCGACGGACTCAACCAGCAAGCCGATCTGTTCCGCCTGCCGTGTCACCTGGCGCCCCAGTTCCACGATGGTGGCGTGCTGGGTTTCAGCCAGGGCTAGCAGGCGATCAATGCGTTCGTCCATCAGAACTCCTCAACTGCCCAGCCACCACCGTCTCGCTTGGCCCTGACCTTCACCGCGATGAAACGGAACGGGTACATGGCAGCCGCGACCTTGATCTTGGCCCGTGCATCGTCTTGCCAGTGGCCTTTGACCTCATGGCACTCCATGACGCCATCGGCAGCCATGACGGCGAAGTCAGGCGTATAGAACGTGTTGTCTGCCAGCCGCAACTTCAGGCCCTCGAACCGGTGCCACACGATCTTCCCGACCGCCTGCAATTCGCGCAGCCGATCGGCATACGCCTGCTCGGTCTTGTTGAGCTGGCCGGGCTTGAGCCGACCTAACGCCAGCAGGGCCTTCCCGTTTCGGCCCAGTGCCATCAGCGCCGCCGGGCGGGTGCGCGGGCGCTCTTTCGCTTAGCCACGACAAGAACCGGCTTGGGTGCCGGCATGTGCTGCTCAACAACGATCAACCGGGACTCCAGCGCCTGGGAAACGGTGCCCGCCGCGCGGTCCACCTGGTCGATACGCTCATTGAGAGCAGGCAACACGGCGCCCGTGGTGGTTGCGATGCTGCTCTCCGCATGTACCAGACGCGCTTCAAGGTCGCGCAGGCGGACGGACAGCGGGGGCCACAGGGTTACGCCAAGCAGTTTGATGGTACGGGACATGCTGATCTCCAGGGTTCAGAGGCGCTTGGCGCCGTTGATGGCCGTTTCGACGGCCAGGTATCGGTCTACGGCTTCGTCGCGCTCGGACTGGGCAAGCTCGCAGGCTCGTACAATTCCCGCCGCACTGACGCGGCGTAGTCGGTTTTCTTCTGCAGCTGCTGCGGCAGCGGCGGCACCGTCGGCCAGGCGGCTGGTCTCGCAACTGGCCCAGTGGCCGCGCAGCCGCCCAAGCTCACCATCGCGACCAGCAGCAGCGGCCGCAATACGCGTTTGATAGTCGGCATTGATCTGTTCCTGTCGGTCATCGGCGACGTCGGCCGCCCGCTGTGCTTCGTTCACCTGGTCACGGTCGACCGCTCGCGCTACCTGTTCGCCGCTCAGGGCTTCATGGGTCGCCGCATTCTCGACCACCGACCCCGCAAGATCAGCCCGATCCCCCCGCCACGACCAGCCCGCCGCAAACGACAAGGCGCAGCACGCGAGCCACGCGAGCAGCAGGCCCGCAGTGAGGTAGGCCCGGCTCATTGGCCCAGCTCGGCAATGCACTTAGCGTGCCGCTCCAGCTGCCGATCCCACACGCCCCAACACACCTTGTTCGGTTGGCCATGGATCAACGTCGAACAGTCATAGCCGCCTGCCCGCTTCCACTGCAGCAGGGCATCGCACGCTGCGCGGTAGTTGCCCACCAGCAGCTGACGGCGCATGGACGACCCCTGCCAGTTGGCGGTGCCGTATTGGTAGGTGAAGTCCAGATACAGGTCGTATTCGCCCTGTGTCAGGGACACACCAGGCAGGGAAGCCCGAAAGCGCTTCTCTTCGCCGGCGATATGGGCCTGGGCGGTGTGAAGCGCCCGGGCCGGTGTCGTGCGGTCGCCGAGACGCACCGGCGTGCCGTCCGCGTGGAAGGTCGACCCGAACCCCACGGTCGGTCGATCATTCCTCGTCGGGATGACTGCCGTGTCCGTGTAGCCCTCGCGGGAGACGATGGTGATGAGGCCGGCGGCGCTCAGCACAATCCCCGCGACAACCGTTCGGATTGGAAAGCCCGACGGCCGGCTCATGCCTTCGCTGCCTTCGACTGCCGCCACTCGCGGACCCAGCGCCAAGCCAGGTAGGTGATCTGACCGACCAGGTACACGACGGTCAGGATGACGACCAGGCGGTCGAGGTTGACGCCACCCGCTACCGCCCCGGCGACCGCAATCGGCGGCGTGACCTTGGCTGCAGCACCTACCGCGGTACTGATGATTTCGTCCCGCATGTTTGCCCCGTGGATTGTCCGGTTCGGCATGCGCCCCTCCCGGTGTTGGTCAATAGGTGCCCGCCTCGCTGCCGGCTTGGCGCGAGGGTTAATCCGGTCTGGATGGCGGGCAAAGAGAAAGCCCCGGCTGTGGCCGGGGCTTGCGTCTGGATAGTGGCTAGAATGCCGCCGTTTCCGATGACCTATCAAGTCATCGCTATGCAGCGCGCGAAAGGGCCTGCTTAAACTGCTGTGCGGCGTCGGCTTCTGCGGCGCGCATCTGGACCAGCATCCACTCGTACACCGGTTGCCAGAACCGGCTATAGGCAGACCAGTCCGCACCGATGGCGGCTGCACGTTTCCTGCCGCTCAACTGTTCCTGGCCGCTGCCGCTGCACGCCTCGCACTGCACCGCACCTACACCATCCGGCGCAGGCTGCGTCCTGCGGCCCTCGCAGGGCTTGCAAGTGCCGGCCCCCGCCAACTCATTGATCACCGCCAGCGTCAGACCACCCAGCTGCTCCATGGTGCTGATGGGCCAGCACAGCGCGCGGGTAGCCTCCAGCTTTGCCTCAGCGCGCGCGAACTCGCGCCGCTGAAGATCGGTCACCACGTTCCCCGCCCAGCCCATGCTCGTCTTGGCGATCCCGTATTCCGTCCTGGCCAGGCTCAGCACCTCCTGATGCCGCTTGTACTCCGGCGCCACCATTGCGATCACGGCCTTTCGAAGGTGGTCGATGCGGCGCGATGCGCTCTCTGGCCACCACAGGGCCTCCAGCAGCTCGCGCCCGAGTCCCGCCGGCACCATTCCCAGTGCTGCGGCAATGTCTTGCGTGGTCAGATCGGGGGTGCCGCCCCGGCCTGTGTCGAATTTAACGGTTGTCGGCCCCATCCGGCTGGACAGCAGCTCACGTACGTTCCCCATGTCCCTACCCCTTATGCTTTCGTCGATTGATTTCTCGGCGCAGCGCGCGTGCCCGCCGCAGTGCCTGCTCTGCCTCGCGGCGGCTGGCCGGGGCTGTCCACGCCCTCGTCCATCGCATCGCGGCTATGTCTTGCTGGATGCTGCTCAGCAGCGCCAGTGCCTTGTCGTCGTAGCGGGTCAGGTCCATCCGTCCAGCTTGCAGTCATCTCGTCGCACCGATCGCGACCGTTTCCCTACGCAGCCCGGTCCCAACATGTGGGTAGACGCTCCACCTTCCCGCCCCTGGCTTCGAACTGCTCCAAGGTCTCCACTGGAGGCATAGCCTTCACCTTGGCGGGCACCGGTGTGTTCGCCGCCTGCATCTCCACCCGGGCAGCGCGCGAACGCTTTGGGACGGCAGGTGCGCGCTGGCGCGGAGGCCGCGGCGGCCTGACCCGCCGCGCATCCCTCTCGCGCTGACGCTGCTTCCGCTCCGCATCGGTCAGCACCACCCGCGGCATGCCCTGCCCCGTCAGCTGGTACACGGGCCCGATCTTCGTCTCTGTACGGGCCAGGAACCCTGCGGCGACGCAGTAACGAACCGCGTCGCGCACTGCCGAGCGTTGGTCGGTCGTCTCGGCGCCGCAGCCCTCGGAAATCGCCAGCGACGTCCAAGGCGCGTCGATCGCGTTCTCGGTCAGCCAGGCGCGGACCGTGGCCGGGGTCGGATTGCTTTTGGTGGTCATGCTGCCTGCCTCTGTTCGTTGATGAAGGTCTGCTGGGCTATCAGCTCGTCGTCCGAACCGAATGCCTCGTGGAATTTCTTGGACCAGTGCAGGGGCGGTCCCCATCGGTCCACCATCTGCTGCTGAGTCATGTGCTCGTGCCGGTAGCGCTGGTGGTGCCACTGACACAGCGCGTACCCGAAGAAGTGGCCGCGCCGCCTGTCCCCAGACTTGGCGTGGTTGTATTCGCAGCCGTAGACCACATGGCGCTGAGCCATCAGGCCCTCCGAGAACCGGATCAGACAGGCCATGCAGGGCCCGGTCTTGGCGAGTTCGATCCGTGCGGCCTCAGCCTTCGTCGGCGGTGGGGCGCTGGACCACATCAGCGTGCTCCTCCCGTCGAACGGGTGCGGCGGCCAGACGGGCGGGCCAACTGGCTAACCTGGGCCTCCAGGCGCTTTGCTTCGGCCATGTAGTGCTCGTGGCGCTCCTGCCGGATGGCCGCGCTGAACTGGAACTGCTTCAGCGCCTCGTCGGCGGACTCGCGGTGCGCCTTGGCCAGCTTCTTTAGCGCCGGCACTTGCAGGCGCGGGTCGTGTTCGAAAATGTCCAGCTGGTTGTTGTCCGAGTGCATCAGGCGGCCAGCCCTTCCCCATCGAACCCCAGGTCCGCCGCAGCGCGCGCCATGGCTGCGCGTGCGGCATCGCGGTCACGCACCGGGTTGACGACGGGGCGCATCGGCGGCAGCGCGAGGGCGGGCTCGGGGACTGGCTTGCCGTCCACCACATGCCGCACGGCCCGCTCGTAGGCGTCCTGCAGCATCCTGCTCTGCTGGTAGCCATCTTCGGCGCTGGCGTAGTGGTGCAGGTCCAGGAACGACCGCACCAGCACGGTAAAGCCGCACTGGGCACGGCCCGGCCGCACTTCCTGCTGGACTTGGGCGAGCGCCGGCACGTCAAAGCACATGGCCCGGAAGCGCGGCGGGTTCGGCGGCCATTCCAGGGCGTCCCGCATGCAGGCCGACAGGCCGGCGGCCAGCTTCTTCGGGCTTAGGCCGCTGATGCACTGCAGCCAAACTTCGCCGGCCGTCGTCAGCGCCCCGGATTGCGCAACCGGCGCTGCGCCGTTCGCTCGGGCCCACTTCGCCGGGAACATGGCCGCCATGCGCTCCCACAAGGTCCACAGCGCAGACATTGCCCGTGCGTCGGACTCACCGGACGACAGTGAATTCGCCGTCAACAATTCCTGCGCCGCCAGCGTGGCCACCGCCTCCCTGCTCTCGCTCGTACTGCTGGCGGAGCTGGGTGACGTGGTCGGCAGAACCTGGGTGAACGATTGCATGGTTGGCTCCAGCGTTGCGGTGGTTGGTCGGGGTGTCGCGGGCGAGCCAGGCGGCTTCAAAGCCCTGCCAGTTGCGGTTGCAGCACTTCGTTAGGCAGTCATCGACGGAGAAGCCCATCTGCGCAGCGCGGTGTAGTTCGGTGCCGAAGCTGGCCAGCACGGTCGGCGTGACCGGAGCGCGGCGCTGGCGGCGCAGGTGCAGCCAGTCGCCAAGGACCTGCGGAGACGGCGGGCTCGGCCAGGAAGAGAAATCCAGTTCCGCCGGCTGGGCGGCAGGCGCGCTCGCGCGCTTCTTCCTGCTCTTAGGTTCTATTCCTGGTTGTATTCCTGGTTCATGTGCACGACGTTCACTACCCTGGTGAACGTCGTTCACCACCTCTGGAACGTCATTCACTACCCCTGGTGAACCTGATTCACTAGGGTGATGAACGTCGTTCACCACCAAATACGGGTCATGGTCCGGAGCCTTCGGCTTCGCCTGCACGCCAAAATGGAAGTTCAACAGATACTGGTTGGGCAATTTGACGTTGCCGTTTGCCCGCGCCAGGACGGTGATGTAACCGGCATCGGCCAGCCGCCCAATCTGGTCAATCACGGAGCGGCGGGTAAGCCCGCAGTCGTCCGCCAGCGTGTCGTGGCTGGGGCGGCATTGCCCGGTGTCCTTGTTGTGGCGCTCGGCCAGCATCAACAGCACAAGCTTCTGCGTGCTGGTGACCCGCTGCCGGGCAGCCCATGCGAATGCTTCGAAACTCATGTCAGAGCCCCAGTGCCAGGTTCTCGCCCGGGGCCACCGGCCACCAAGTGCACGCGCTGACGCGGCTGATCTCGCATGTCTTCTTCGGACCACGCCACACACGGCAACGCTCCAGCAGCTCAGGCAGACGCCGTCCGAGCATGTGCCGGTCAAGGCCGGTTGCCTTTGCCAGCTCCATGCTTGTCATGCCCGGATGTGCCTTTACGGCGTCGGCGGCGCGGTCCTGCTGGGCGGTCTGCAGGCCGGTGGATACCACGTGCGCGGCGGCCTCGTGGCTGGTGCTGATATCGGTCGAGCGCGCGAGACGGCTGCTCATCGGTACTACCTCGTTGATTCATCGGGCCGCTTGAGGGCCTGAAAAGGGACAACATCGCCATTGCTTCGGGAGAGCCGGTAGCGCCGCCCCAATTCGGCGCGTGCCAGATCGGTTGCGGCCTGGTCGACGGTCATCCCTGCGTGGGCCGCGTACTGCTCAAGGCGTTTTCGCTCGTCGCGCGACAGCAGTATTTCCATAGGCCCTCCATCGGGACTCTTCTGGCCCTTCAGGCGGCGTCTGCATCAGAGCTACGCTGTTCCAACGACGCGAGGCCAGCCAGCACCAGGTCGCGCACAAAGACAGCCGGCTGGCGGCCGTTGAAGTTCGCCAATGCCTCAATCACAGCTTTTTCGGAGTCGTTGAACCGGACCTTGATCGGGTTATCACGAATGTTCGAAGGGTCTGCGTACATGTCCGTATGAATGCCTCAGGAGGAATGGGTGAAACAACGCAATGCAGCGCGCGGCGCGTCAGGCCGCGTCAACAGAAACGATTCGATGGATATCCGTGTCTTCTGGCGCGGTAGCGGCTTCTGGTTGCGGCTGAATGCCGAGCAGTTGCACAACCTGCGGAAGGGCTGGGACGCCCTGCTCTTCCGGCCAGGCCTGGACCTGGCCAACGGGAAGCTTCAGCACCTTGGCCAGGTGTCCGTCATTGCGCAGCCCCAACTTCTCCCGCAGCGCGCGCTTGGTGATCTGCGCCTGTGCGATCGATGCGCCCGGCGAGATGGTGCCGTCGGTCGCCGGGCCGAACACGGCCGGACACAGTTCGTGCCGGGAAACGCCGGTGATCGCCTCAATCTTGATCACGTGGCCTGGCGGCACACGCCGGCGCTTGCGCCAGTTGCTCACTGTGTTCTGTCCTACGCCCAAGGAAATGGCGAGGGAAGTGACCCCGCCGGCGGCTTTCACAGCTTTGTCGAGTGCGTCCATGCTCAGTAGCATCACATATCGTGATCCTGTGTGCAACACGTTTTGTGTTGGCGCAACATCACAGACCGTGAAGAATTACGGCATGGCCTTTTCTGACAACCTCCGCGCCGCCCGTCTCCGTAGTGGGATGACCCAAGAAGCCCTGGCACTTGCCTGTGGCTGGTCGGGCCAAAGCCGCATCGCGAATTACGAGTCGTCGGCACCCAGCGCGCGCGAACCCAAGGTGTCCGAGGTTCCGCTCCTGGCCAAGGCGTTGGGCGTATCAGTCGCCTCGCTCTTCGGTGAAGCGCAGGTGTCTCAATCCGCGCGACCCGATCCTGCCATCCTCGCCAGCACGTACCGCTTCTTAGTCGATGCGTTCGCAACGTTGGGCAAGGCCGTCGAATTTGAAACCGAGGCCGACCTGTTCGCAGACGTGTACGAGTGGATTGCGGCGGACGACCGCCCGGCCGATCAACGGAACCTGGTGGATTTTGCGAAGTGGCGCGATAAGCGTGATCAGGAAAGGGGCAAAGGAATAGATGAGCAAAACGGAAGCGCTGCTACACAAGTTGGTAGAGCGAATCAACGCAGCGCCTAAGGCGCGTCTTCCACTTAAGTCTGTATCGGAGCTGGCAACGCCCGGCTTTGATTCAGTGGTCCGTGAGAGCCACATCCGGATGATTCGGTCGCTGGCGCGAACCTATAGGCAGTTCGGCATGCAGCTGCTTGTCGACCAAGCCACGCTGGGTAAAGCCGGCATCGACGACCTGACCGATGACGAATTGATTGCCCTCCACCGCGATCTGGATCGAGCCCGCGAGTGCATCCGGGACGACGTGTCCTTCGAGGAAGCGGGAATCCTCCGCAACTCCTTCGACCAGCGATAAGCAGAATCTGGGCAATTTCCTGAACGGAATTCGTCCAGTTCATAAAACGCGCGAAGCAACATCACGTATCGTGTTGACTTAAGGATCACGTTTTGTGATTCTACTTCCGTCGCCCCAGTAACAGCCCATCCGGGCCGGGGAACGGAGACTTCCATGGCCTGCTTCATCGTCAGCGCGCGCGCCCACCCAGTCGTGGAAGCCCGCACCAGCACCGCCACCATCGTCATCAAAGCCGGTGGCGTCATCGTCAGCCTCTCCCCTGAAGAGGCCACCCAGCTCTGCAAAGACCTGGCACACGCCGCCATGGCGCTGAGTCGCACCGCTCGCGCGCGCCACGGCATGGTCCCCGCCGGTGGCATCGAGATCGCCCGCGGCAACGCCGACCGGGTCGGGGTGGCGGCATGAGCGCCTCCCCCGCCATCCAAGAACTGCGCGATTCCCTCGCGTGGCGGCTACGCCTGGAACGCGGTGCGCTTCGCCGTGCCCGCTACTTCGAACAGCGAGCCAACAACCCATCGAACCCGAACCGGGCCGCGTCCGCGCGTGTCGCTGCTGGCTACCAAGGCGATGCCGCGAAGGATCGCCGGCGAATTGCCGAGCTACGCGACACCCTTGCCACTCTCGAAGGCGGTGCAGCATGAGCGTCACCACCTACGAACAGTTCGCTCGCGCCCAGTCCGTCCGCAGCCAGGCTATTCGCAACGGCTGGAATCACCACGAGTGCGTCGGCCAGCTGGTCCGCGCCGGCTACGACAAGGCCGTCCAGAACGACCTGGCCGAGTGCGCGCGCCGCCAGTGCTTCAGCGGCCCGCCCGGGCCGGGAGGCAACGCAGCATGAACTTCGCCTCCTTCCTGATGGGCGTGCTGGCCGGCGGCGGCGTCGCCGCCATCGTCACCACCATCTGGCTCGAATTCTTCAACGCGGCGCATTTCGAGCAGCTGATGCAGCAGATCCGCAGCCAAGGGCGCGGTGTATGAGCCAGGCCGCAGCCAAAGCCCCGACCGTGGCCACCACCGTGCGTGCCATGCGCCGCGCCGGCGCCGCCGCTGAGCCAGTGCCGGCAGCGACCGTCGCCGAATGGGCCAACGCCCTGATGGGCCAGCTGTACGGCATGCAGAAGGCCGTCCGCTACGAGTGCCGCCCGCTGCACACGACGGAACCGTGGCTGGAAGCGCAAGAAGGCGACGTACTGCAGGCCCGCAAGCGCGGCCTGGAGGTGCGCGCGCTCTACCTGCACCCGCCAGTCGCCAAACAGCAACACCGATGGCCGCCGGACAGCAACGGCGACGGCCACTGCCTGGACTGCGGCGAAACCGAGTGGCTCGCAGGTCCGGACTGCCGCCCCCATGCGCCGCTCCGCGACCACCGCTCTTCGATGCCCTTCCGAATCACCTGGATGCTCGAACCGCTCGAAAAGCTCCAGCACCTGACCAGGCACATGAACCCGCTCGACCGCGCCAAGTGGCGCAACGAAACCACCTACCTCATCGACCGCATCAAAGACCACGAGAAGGGAAGCCAGCCATGACGAGCGACAAGAACAACAGCCCGGTGACAGCGCCCATGTGGTGGGACGGCGGCGACCGCGCCATCACAGCGCGCGAGAAAGCCACCATCGAAGAACACGGCCCCAGCTGTTTCAGCATAGCCCTGTTGCCGGCCACCCCGTCCGCCCGCTGGGCAGCTGATGGCCTGCCCGACCCGCACGCCGGCCGCTACGCCTGCGAGCGCGCCGCGCTGACGCTGGGCAACCTGACTGACGACGAGCTGGCCAACGCCGTGTACCTGCACGGCAACGAACAGCCCTCCATGGCCGACCTGGTGGCAGGAAAGGCGCTGTCGGGGATCGTCTACCTGACGGCCGCAAAGGACCGCATCCGCTGGCTCTCGCGCGCACTGGCGGCGACCTGTAAGCAACCCTTACAGGCGGGCGAAGTGCATGGGGATGCGCTGACCGATGCTGTCGGCCGCATCTTCGGCTGCGACGGAAGCCCGTACCGCACCCGCCACTTGGTTGCAGTGCTGCGGGAGTTTGCCGCCCTCGCCGCCCATCCCGCGCAGGGCGTCGACCTGGGCCCGGTACGCGAGTTTTTGCGTCGGCGCATGGCTCAATGGCGCTCCCATCTTCCTTCCGATCCTGGCGCGCCTGGCACTGTCGCGATCAGCGGTGATGGCGAAGGTAGCTACAACAACGACGTGCGCATGTACCGCGAGGGCATTGCATTGATGGACCGGGTGCTGGCCTTGATCGACGACCAGCGCGATCCAGCACCGGAGGTGGGAAATGGCGACTGAGGTCTGGTGCGAATTGGTATGCGCTCGATGCGCGAAGACCAGCAACGGGCAGCACACGCGGAATGGCCGGGTCCCGAGAGCGGAGCTCAAGCAGGACGCCGCAGCCGTAGGTTGGACCTTCAATAGGGACGATGAGGCGCACTGTAAGAAGTGCAGCGAGGAGATCCCCAATGGCTGATATCGAACAGCGTGCCCGCGATCTGCAACGGGTCCGCGCCGCCCATCCACACAACCCGGCCGGCTCCCTGGCCACCGCTAAGCCGCCACGGGATCTGCGCACGAAGGTCCGCCCCGTTACCGAGGAGCAGCATGCATGATCCGTTCGGCGGCAACCGTTTTACCCGTGCACGTAGTGCAGCGCTTGTGCATAGCTGGTGCCGAGTCGAGCTGCTACGGCTTCGGCCTCCAGCAAGCTCGGATGGCGTCCCGCCGTTTCTATGGTTCGCAGGTGTTCACTGTTCGGACCAAAGACGTGGACGACACCCTGCCAGTACGCCCCATGGTCCACAGCACTTACAACCAGCCCAAATCCGTTGACTTCAATACGATCCGGCATTCGCGTACTCAGTTTCTCCCCTGCCCTGAATCCTGCCACGTCACTCGGCGTTCGTCACGTCGGGAACGGCGCCCATTCTCTAAATGCTTCAGCCGAGGCACTGCTATGGAAAGCACAAAGCCCAGCCTGCCCTGGCTGCCCGCCCATCTGGGAGGACGTGCATGACTCAGCGACACATCAGCCACCCCGAGGGGCTGCCGCCCTGCGCCGCCGGTCACAGCGCGCGCCACATCCTCGACCTGCGCGGCGTCGACCGCGGAGGCGGCCACCTGGTCGAGTGCAAATGCCGGGCCACCAGCAAGCACGCAGAGCCCGACCAGGCTTTGGCCGAATGGCGGCGCATCAACCGCCCTGTCCGCAGCGCGCGGAAGGTCATGCCCGCGATCACAGCGCCGGCAGCGGCGGGCAACGTGCTGCAGCTGCCCATGCGCTTTGCACCACCGCGCCAGGCCGAGTCGGCCAAGGGGGTGAACCGTGGGGGCGGCTGAAAAGCTCGACTTATCAGGCAAGGACTGGCTGACGGCCGAGGAAGCCGCGCACTACTGCGGCGTCTCCAACAGCCAGTTCCGAAAGAACGCCTTGAGCTACGGCCTTACGCCCCGGCGCTTCATGGGAAAGCAGTTGTACGAAAAAGCGGCTCTCTATACCGCGATCCAAGGCGCTGAAGAATGGCAAAGGTTCGACTCTACTGGCGCGGCACAAAGGCCTACCTCGACTGGGCGGAAGGCGGCGAGCGCTTTCGCCGGTCCATTGGGGAACCTGACGCCCGTGAGGCGGAGAGAATTCGTGGCGCGAAAGAAGCAGAGCTGACGCATGGGGTCCGGATCTTGGCGCGTCTGCCCAAGGTCCGCGACTATCTGGAATGGTATCTGGACTGGTACGAATCAGAGCACCCCACCACGATCTCGAAGGCGCGCAGTGAGATGAAGCGTTTTATCCAGCGCTTTGGTCATCGTCCGATCGATACGATTCGCCCGGTCGAAGTCGAGCAGTACAAGCGTGGCCGACTGCTGGACGACAAGGCAGCGAAGGAAACCGTAGGCAAGGAGATCCGCGTTCTAAAAACAGCGTTTCAGCGCGGCGTGGAATGGAAAGAGCTTGACGTCAATCCACTGGAATCGGTCAAGGCTCCCCGCGGGGTTCGCAGTGTAGCGGTGAAGTTCTACGACCGGCAGGCAATGCGCAAGCTCTACAGAGCAAACATGGCGCGAGCGCCCTTGTGGTTGTTCTTGGCGCACACCGGTCTTCGTCGCGGAGAGGTGATTGGATTGGAGAAAGCGTCAGTGGCGGGCGGCCGGCTACTTGTCGAGAGTGACCCCGATGAAACGGGCGCGGGACGCACGAAGTCTGGCAAATGGCGCGAGGTGCCACTTAACCGCTATGCGCGGTGGGCGCTCCGGCATTTGCCTGATCCGGTAGTAACGGTTCACAAGGACACGGTGTCGGACTGGTTCGCGAAGGACGCGGCGACAGCCGGGATCGGCGGTCATTTGCACCGCTTACGACACACCTTCTGCGCGCACATGGTTATGGCCGGCGTGCCGCTACGCCGCGTACAGCTACTCGCAGGTCACGCAGACTATGCCACGACGGAAAAGTACTATGCGCACCTTACTCCAGATGGAGACGACTCAGCGGTAGGTACATTGCGCTTCTAGACCCTGATGCAGAACTTCTAGCGGTAAAGGCTGTGGCGAGGGCCGCGCAGATTTAAGTGCCCACCGCTACTCCTTCACTCCACAACGCGCACTTCTTCACGCGATGCGGCAGACACTGGCGGCGTCCGAAGAGGCGGGGTGAGTA